GCTGGAACAGCAGTAGGATGGACTCGTGCTGGACAATTAGCAAGAGGAGAAAACCTAAGCCTTGACACAGTAAAGAGAATGTATTCTTTCTTTTCTCGCCATGAAGTAGATAAAAAAGGAAAAGATTTTTATAATACATCAAACCCATCAAATGGCAGAATCATGTGGGATGCCTGGGGCGGAGATGCAGGATTTTCTTGGTCACGCAAAATAGTAGAACGTGCCAAAAGGATGGATAAAGAAGTCTTTTCTGGATTTGGAAAAGATCAAAGCAGATCAACATCCTTTAATTCCGTATTTAAAGATTAATTAACACTTGATTTAACAGCCATTGCTTGATATAATGGTTACATGGGGTATAAAAATAATGTCATTTACTGAAATATTATTGGTTTTGGCCTTGACTTTTATAACCTCTTTAGGTATAATTAAATACAGCATAAGGTTAAGATCTAAGGGGGTAATGTCTGTTATGAAAAGTCAAAGTACTATTCATTCAAAAGTTAGACACTTACTGCCTACTAATCAAAAAGTAGTAAAGCATAACTCTCAGTCCAGAAATTTTGTTTCTGAAAGAACAACTAAGATGATTGCTATTGATGATAAAGCTTATTGGATTAGAGATAATAGATTTTTTGTAGCTGAAATCATTGACGGTAAAGTTGATCACGGTACCGCTCAAGAAGTAGACATAATCAATATGCCAAAAAAAGATTTAGACAAGATGTTGTTTATCATAGACAACTTAAAGGATGACGAATAATGATAGTTGCAGTGCAAGGCACTAAAGATTTTGATGATTATCAGGTTTTTCTTCGTGCAATGGGAGTTGCAATGTCAGGCATGAATAAAGAAGATAGAGAAATCTACATCTATTCTGTGGGTCCTGCTAAAATTAATTCAATGGTTTTAGAATTCTGCAATCTTTCTGAACGTGGAATGAAGGCACGTGGAATGAAGATAAAACAGTATAAGGTCCCATCTGAGTGGGTATCAGAAAATATGGAGCATGTAAATTATTTTGCCTTTTTAAGTAATCCAAAGCAATCCCCATCTAAATTAGTTGCTGAGGCAGAGTTAAAAGGTATTGAAGTAGGAATTTTTAGATACTAGGAGAATAAAATGATTGTTCAAAATTTAGAAAAAATGGAAAAAATTGTTGCACGTAATAACAACTTGTCTTGGATAGGATGGGATGTTGCTGATCGTAAACGATCAGAATCTGGTCGTACTGCCGTTAATGGGGTAAGGGTAAATGGAGTTTGGTATCTTCAACGTATTTATCCAGTTACACGTAATGGATGGGATATTCCGAATAAGTATAAGGGCTGAAAATGAAACAGCACTTATGGAAAGATAATGCAGCCTGTCTAGGTATAGATACAAATATATTTTTTGAAAAGTATGAAGAAGATATAGACTCAAGGCCAATTGTTGACTCTTTATGCAAGTCTTGTCCAGTAGCAAAAGAATGCTTTGCTGTTGGTATCTCTGGAAAAGAGTGGGGAGTTTGGGGCGGTATTTATTTAGAAGGCGGAGAAATTTCAAAAGAGTTTAACAATCATAAAGATAAAAGGCAATGGGGGGAAACATGGAAAGTTTTGACGACGGAAACGAAGTAACAAAATTTGAGTCTATTTGTTCAGTGCTTTCTGAGCTCTGGATTAATTATAAAGAGGACAAAGAGTTTTCTGAGTTCATAGAATATAATGATCTTGGATTGCCCTTAGCTTTTATGCTAGATTCATCAATTGTAGAGCCAACAGATTCTGCAATTCAATATGTTACAGAGACATGGAATATATTTTTATCTGCATTAGGAATTGAAGAAGATCTCGGATGGTCTTCTCTAGAAGATGTATTCAAACATATAGAGAAAAAAAATAAAGGATAAAAGTGTATACAGATGCTATGCGTAGGGCTTTTCATTCTGTAATACCTCCCAAAAACTTTAGTGTAGATCTTATTGACAATGAGCACTTCCTTACGATAAAATTGAGTGAGAGGTCATTCATAAATATGACTCATGATGAAAAGATTGAGTCTATCAAGTATGTTACTCAATTAAAAAAAGCTTTAGAAATGGAAGGAGCAATAGTGTTAGTAACGAGGGAGCCAATACAGTAATGCAAACGTTTTTGCCATCATCCAATGCCATAACAACAGCAAAGTGGTTAGACAATAAAAGATTAAATAAACAAATATTAGAATGCTATCAAATACTAAATGTACTATCAGGTAAATCAAAAACTGGCGGTTGGCGTAATCATCCTGCTGTTCTAATGTGGAAAGGGTATGAGCGTGGTCTATGGCAATATGTACAGGCTATGGTACGTGAAGCCCGTCAACGAGGAATTCGCACAGAAAATAATGAGTCTAATCTTAATAGATTAAAAGATATGTGTTGGGATACTTGGGGTAGCAACCCGCCAGAATTTTGGAGTGATACAAATAAATTAATGCGTATTACTACTACACATAAAGCAAATTTATTTGATAAAGATCCTATATTTTATGCTAAGTTTGGCTACGCTAAACATAGTCTATATAATCAGCCTTGCTGCAGTACATGCAAATATTATTGGGTAACACACGATAAAAAGTTAGATTTTTAGTAGTGTAGTATACTAGTATATGAAACGAGGTACAAGGTGGAAATATTAGTAATTGCCCTCTCTGTTCTTTCTATATCATTTTTTATTGCATACTTACACGCAGCAATTAATCTAAAAAAGACTACGGCAATGCTTACAGAGTTAGTTTTAATTCATGTATCTATGCAAAAAGAACAAGGCCTTACTCCTGGAGGTATACCAAATCCAGAAGAAATTCACAAAGAAAACTTTATTAAGTTCTTGTCAGATTCTCGTGATTGGGCATATTCTTATATAGAAGATGTTCAATCTGGTTTATCAGAATTTATTAATGCAATTGAACCATCAATTAATCATTTTAATAAATATGGATTAGTAGTAGATGCATCTCCACACTATAAAGCTATGAAGTTAATTTCAGAAAACTTTGAAAAATTAAAAAAACTTATACCAGAGGATTATGATGATAGACGCTAGAGGTATTCCAACATGCCTTTGTCCAAACTGTGGATATACCTTATTTAGAGCCGTAGTTTCGTTTGATCCAGAGACATATACTATAGGTATGTACCATTTAGATATTCAGTGTGATAATTGTGGAGCATTAGCAACTGCACCAACACCGCTTGATAATCCAGAAAAAAATTCTAATCCAGATGGTGATGGAGAAAAGTTTTAAAAAGGGGGAATATATGAAAGAAATATTGTTATCAGTATTAACAGGATTTGGATGTGGCGTAGTATTCGCAGCATTCAAACTACCAGTTCCAGCGCCGCCAGTTTTTGCAGGGGTGGCAGGAATAATTGGTCTCTGGGCTGGTTATGCTATACTAATAAAGGTTCTATCCTAGGAGGAAAAAATGGAACTTAAAAAAGAACACAAGGCAATGCTTGCATCATATGTACGATCAATCGTAGGTGCAACAGCAGCACTATATGTTGCTGGAGTAACAGATCCAAAGGATCTATGGGCAGCTCTAGTTGGAGCTCTTATCCCAGTAGCAGCACGTGCAGTTAATCCAAACGATCCAGCATTTGGTCGTTTGCCATCAGCAAAGGCTGTAGATAAGGCATTGAAGAAGACTAAGAAAAAGTCTGAGTAATATTCAGATTAGTGATAAGGCGGATCTAGAAATAGGTCCGCTTTATTCATAGGTACATATGGCAAACTTTGGATCATTGTGGATAGGAAATCCTTTAAGTAAAGTAGAGCAAACTGCTCTATCTTCTTTCATCTATTATGGACATTCATTTACATTATTTGTATACGATATGTCTATGAAAGTACCTAGAGGAATTATTAAAGAAGACGCAAATAAAATTATTCCAGAGTCTGAAATATTTAAAATACAAAATTCTTATGGACCATTTGCGGATATGTTTAGATACACAATGATTAAAAAAACTGGTCTAATATGGACAGATACTGACTCTATTTGTTTAAGATCTGATTGGGATTTTGGAGATTACCTTTTTGGTTTTGAAGAAGACGACAGGTTGGCGAACGGAATACTAAAGATGCCCCAAGATTCTGACCTAATAAACTTCTTAATCAAGAACTCTGTAAAGTATGATAAAAGTAAAATAGTCTGGTCTGAGATAGGACCACTGCTAGTAACAAAGGGTGCTAAAAAATACGGGGTACTAAAATATGCACAGCCCCCAGAAGTATTTTATCCAGTACATTTCTGGCAATGGAAAAAGATATGGGATAGGGATTATAAAGAAGAGGTTCTTAATAAGTGCAAAGAAAGTCATACATTGCAAATATGGAATCAGTTTTTAAACAGGGAAGGAATTGATAAAAATAAGCTTCCCAAAGGATCTGCTATAGATTATCTTTATAATAAGTTTAATTAGACATAACCAGTCATATCTTGCTTATCAACATTTTGAACAGTAGATCTAGTTTTATATATATTGCATATGTTTGGTCTATCCATTTTTATAGTATAAACATTTAAGCTATTGTGGTAATAAAGATAGTGATCTATTGGTCTTGACACTGGATTTTTTACATCCTCTATTATTTTCTTTGCCCCAGATTTGCTAACTATATAGCATAAGCATGACCAGGACTGATAAACCTTGCAAATATTTTCTTTTCCAATCATTAGATCTTTAGCATTCTTTTTATATCTTATGTTACCAGTTTCTGGAATATAGACAGTAAACACATCCCAATCTTCTGGGAGCTCGTCAACATATTTATATATCATCTGATTAAAGTTTTTAGAAATCTGTATGTCATCCTCCATAAGCATTAGATGATCATATTTAGAATCAACAAACTTATTCCAAGCAGTATAGTTGCTAGCCCAAATGCCCAACTCTCCAGGCTTCCATCCGCCATCCTCATGACCTTTAGGGTAGATTTTTATTTTAGACTTCTTGTAAAAACTTTTAATGTCCTCTACGTTCTTCATTATAATTGTTGGAGTTTCTAACTCAATAAAGTTTTCTTCAAGCTGTTTTTTTGCACGTTTTACAAGCTTGCTTCTTACCTCAATATCATTATTTTTTTCATCATGAAATATTTTAAAACATATTTTTGGATTTTTAATTTTTTGGGTTAATCCAGCTCCCGTGTCAAAAAACTGTTCTTTAGGATATAGCTTGCTATTTTTTTCCCACCAGCCATCTATGTGCTCTTTTGATCTTGTATGGAATGCGGAGTGTGATGAGTTAATGGCATGTTTAGTATCAAGTATGTAGGTAAATAACGGCATTGAATATGCATTTCCCAAGTTGTACAATATAACATCTGCCGCCTGATTTTTAAAGCCAAAACTATTAAAAATATATTTATCGCCAATCTTATGATTTTTGACTAAGTTTTTAGCATAGTTTCTTTTTATTAAATAACATGCGGTAGACCAAGAATATTGCAGCTTATCTTTATAGTTAAACTGTTCTTTTTTATGTAAGCTAAACTTAACAGGCTCATTCTGTATCATAATAAATTGAACAATTTCAGCATTTTTAGGAATGTTATTTATAACATAATCCCAGTCCCATTGCCAATATTGCACGGTATCAAAACTAAAATCATCTTCCATTATTATTGCATATTCAGAGTCTGAGGTATTCAACCAATAATCTAAAGCTTTAATGTGTGAAGCTAAACATCCTATTTCACTAGACTTTAGATTAGGATATTGACCACTAATAATGTTAGATAAATCATCTTTTCTTCCATCTACCGCTTCAATGATTGTATAGTCAGATATATTATATTTTTTGAATTCGCTTTTAGCATTTTTTAATCTATGCTTATGGTCTTTCAAATTTATTAAATATACTGGACCAAAGTTCTGTAATTTACTCATTCTTAGATATCCAGACCTGTCCATTCTTTATAATTAAAGATAGGTCCTTGCTATACTCATTTAAAAACCTGTCTATTCCAGGTTTTGGGGACATTAGAGGGTCGTTAGAGTCATGTGACCATGTATAGTCATCAAAAGCCATGATTCCGCCCTTCTTAAGGCATCTCCAGCCGAATATGGCATCTTTATAGACTTCCTCTGCACGATGATCTCCGTCAACATATATAAAATCATAGTGTTCATCTTGGGCATTTTGTAGGAAGTCAGAAGAGTATCCTTTTATTTTACAAATATTTTTATATTTAGATACACGTTCATCATAATATGATTCTACATCCTGCCAGTCAAATGTCTTATGAATATTTTCATCTGATCCACACCATGTATCAACATCTGTTAGCCAAGATGTTTCATGTGTAATTATATTTTCCATCATCCATTCTGTAGCATCCCCAGTATATGCACCTATCTGTAAAAAATCTATATAAGGTTTGCCAGCATACCTTTCTGGAAGGATTAGCTGGAAATACTGTATAGCTCCCATTTTAAACCAATTTGGATACCCCATATATTCAATTATACCCTATCTTCTGGTATAATTAAATGTGTCTTTAAAAACTATAATTTCTCAAAACCAACTCAATAATGCAAAGCTTTATTCAACAAA